TACTATCAAAGGTATCACCCATATCAATTATAGTATCAATTCCTTCCTTTTCTAGAGTAGGGAAGAAAACATCCTCATAAAATTTAAGGAAATAATCATGAAACAATTTAGAATTTTTTCTACATCCAAAATGCTGATCAGTTATAATCGCAACTTTCATCAGTACCTAAGTTTAGAATGAACCGAATCTTTAATTGAATTATAATCAGAAAAATTATCATCACCATCATGATCAAATACTTGCTCGTAACCAGTTCTTTCCAATATCTTATTTTTTATCTCTAATTGCTTTTTCTCTTTTTGTATTCTTCTGAGAAATGCATAATGTATAATCTGCGTAAAGTAAGCAAAAGGATTTTGGGATTTCGCAGGATTAAAATTATGTATATATTGAACGCAATTTTCGATTCCATCACAGACCATATCATCTTTGAACATGTAGTTGACGAAATTGGGTTTAAAAGATAAGTGTGTAGCAATCTTTAAAAAACACTCGCCAATATATCTTGGTATAACAGGTTTTGGCTTATCTCTGATCTGAGCAATCTCAACATCCTCACGATATCTTATTAATGCAGCAAGAAACTCCTTGTTATTTACATAGTGTTCAGACCTTTTTCTTTTAGCCATACCTGCACGAATTGCCATAAGTCATTATCACTACTATGTAGATAGTATAACATTTAAATGCTAACTTGACAAGTGCATTTAAAACGTGTACAATAACCTTTGTGGAGGTTCAAGGGACATACTAAGTATCTTTATTCTGTTCTTTATAAATCTTCTCTAAGATCTTCTTGGCATCATTTACATTAGTAATGTAACCCATTCGTCTATTTAATTGCATATCTGGAGGCATAAATCTACGAGAGTTATTAACAAATGCCTGATGCATTACAATAATTTCCATATCTGTAGATTCACTTAAAGTCAATACATCATTTATATCAACTACAAACATATCTTCAGAAGTTGTTTTTAACCACGGTTCTACCTTAAATCCCTGAAGACCTGCTCTACTTTTAACTAATCCAATTGTAACTGGATTATGAACTATTAATATAGTTCTATCTTCTTCTTCTGAAGCTGCTACTTTTGCAAACACTTCTTCTCCAGATTTAAATTTTATTGTTGCATAAAAATCTTCTTCCATAATTATTTCTTTAATTGAACAGTAATAATATCATAATTAAAATTCTCTTCATTATAAATTTTAATCCTTTCAATCAAATGATTTAAGGTATAATTTTTTTTAGTTTTAGTAGAACAATCATCTGATATATCATATAAGATTGCTTTTACTTTATCGTTTCCTTTTCTAAGGACTCTTCCAATGGATTGGAGATTTCTAACTCTGGATTTTGAGGGACTGGCAAAAATAACATTGTGCAACCGCTTAATGTTAATCCCAGTACTGAAAGTGCCATAACTGGCAACAATGATTGCATTTTTTTCATTTTCGGTAATCTCCCTAATTGATTCTCTTTGTTCAGCATCCACTCCACCATGAACAAAGAATACTTTACGTTTAGTATTCTTATTAGTATTTATCATATCATAAAGAACCTGACCATGTGCTTCTACCCTACTATACAGAATAAGAGTATTACCTTTAAGATCTAATGCGAGATTTTTAATAAAGTTATTTCGTTGAGGATGAGATATAATATATTCTATTTCATCTTGGTATGTCTCAAATTTTTGTGGAGGATGTTTGAGAACAATGCATTGTATATCTAACTGAGAAAGATGTCCTTCTTTCATTAATTGGTCTGTTTTAGTTACCTTATATGATGGGCCAAACAATCCCTCTAAGACCCACTTATGCGTCTGTGTGCCATCTAATGTTCCAGTAAAACCAAATCTATACTTAGCATGATGAAGCTTAGTCATTATATTGACTAGTGATTTACTCTTAAAAAGGTGTGCTTCATCTCCTATAACTACATTATAATCTTCAAAGAATGAACGTTCTAGTTTATAAACCGATTGCCATGTGGTGATTGTAACTGGAAATTCATTTGTTTTTTCTTTTCCAGCATATATCTTGTGGCAAAATGACTGAGCATCCCAACCATACTCCTCAAAATCTTTATACATCTGCTCTACAAGAGATGTCGTTGGAACAACTAAGAGAATTTTTTGCCCTTTATCAACGTAATATCTTACAAGAGAATAGATCATCAACGATTTGCCAGAAGCAGTTGGTGATATCAATAATTTTCGGTTATATTTTAGAGCATCGCATACTCCCTCAATTTGGTATGATCTCGGAGAATGAGAACAAATAGCATTCATATAATCTTTAACACCTTCATATGATATATTTTTGTTTACTTCAAATGGTGTACCGTAATATTCATTGTCTACAAATTTAAAACTATAATCATGTCTCTGACAAAATGATATAATTTTATCTAACAATCCTACATATATTTTTTTCGATCTTAAATCATATAAATGTATCTCACCGTTCCAGTGTTTACTTCTATACTGGGACATAAATTTTGCCCCCTCTACCTCAAAGGTAAAGTGATCCCTTAACTCATACTCAATATGAGGTTCTGTATCAATTTTTAAAAATACTTCGTTGGCCTTAGATATTACAACATTGGCCGTTGTATCAATCACCTATACCCATGCATCTAGATTTATTTAGATGCCTTTGTCAACCCAGTCCAGAATTAAAACGCATAAATTCTATAGCATTCTTAATCTGGAACGTTCTGTTCTGTATCACCTTAAGAATACTTTCCAAGTATACTAACATCGTATCATAGTAATCTATCTTGAGTGATGAATTAGAAAGTTTATCATCTGCATCCATATATTTCTGCATCGTATCTTTATCTCTTATCTTCTTTGGAAAAGGATTCTCAACATAAACATCGGGATCTGCTTTCCCACTAAAATACTCATACCGTTCATGTCGGATGTTTTTCCTTTGTTGTTCTGCTTTCTTCCTTAATAAGAAGATAGTATTATATAATTCAAAATACTTTGCATGAAGAGATGGGATATTTAATGATTCTTCATGTAGATTATCTCTATCCATCTTTGCATCTTTTTCCCACATCTCTTGAATTTCATCAAGATTTAGATTCATAAAACGTTATCGTTCAAGTCAGTAATGTTGTATATAGTATACTTGAAACTCACCTCTGCTGTCAAGTAATCTATATCTGTATCAGTTGCATCAAAGTTTAAATCAGATAATGACACTGGGAACAGATCTAAAAATTTAACTTTAAAATTTGGAACTGATTGACTAGTAAGAACATTCAATGTTCCATCTGAAAATATATCCATAGTCTTATCATCAGAAGGTGCATTTGGATTACTTTTTTGAAATTTATAAATCTCTTCTAAACTTTCTGGGAAACCCATTCCACGCATCCACTTCTGTATTTCCATATAATTTTCTAGATCTTCATCTACTAGAAATCTTAAAGAGAAATCATTGAAAGTTAATTTGTCACCTGGAAGATCTATGTCTTTCAAGTATGTTGGTTGAGTAGCAGTTCCTAAAGTAAATCCAGGTATCACTGCTGAGTTGGAAAAGAATGCTACCTTAGGAGTTCTATTAAGAATAAATTTAAATCCAACAGGACTTAGAAAATTCTTATTTTTTATTTGATTCTTTAGTCCGTTTGAAATTGCCATTATAAGTTTTTAATTATTTATTCTTTTCTTTCTCCTCTTCTTTAATATGTTTCTTTACTAGTTTGGCATATATTACATCTTGTTCCGTATACCATGTTGGATGTTTTTTTGCTAACTTAATAATACGTTTTGCTGCCTTTTTATCCTTCAAATTAATACTCGTTTACCCGAAGTAATATTTATAAGAATAAAAAAGACCCTCCCGAAGGAGAGTCTTTATTGTAAGAGGATATATATCCTTTCTTCTTACATGAGGTTTTTGATAGCAACGCGTCTGTAGTAACGGTTGGAGTTGGAATTAAGTCTTCCAAGACCTGCGTCAGTTCCTTCTGCGAATGGGTTTGCAACAAGACCATATCTTGTCTTAAATCCAATTTTTGGTTGGAATGTTTCCTGACCAACTGCACGAACCATCTGTAGAGGAACGTATGGGCAGTAGAACAGACCTGCGTCGTAAGGTGAAGAACCCTTATAACCAACAACGTAGTACTGGTTGGCACCTTGTGCAAGTCCAGAGTTGTTAGCTGCTAAGTTAGCAGAATA